TGCTTTCAGGTATGCAGCAGACTGGGAATCATCAAGTGGGACACCAGTATTAGCACACATAAACGCAGCAGCAAACTCAGCAACCAATTCCTCTTTTGCATACTTATCACTACCAAACGTACCAAGATCCAGCCGACCAGTACGAGACTCGTGACCTGTGCTATGAGCAATCTCGTGGAACAGCGTGTGATAGTAATCTTCTAGCGTCTTAAACTGGTCTAGATCAGGCATTGTAATACCATCCAACTGGGGAGTGTAGAATGCACGATCACCACCATGCCGCAAACCATGCTTCAGCGTATCACACCACTCAGCACAGATCAATTGTGCCTCACCATACTCATCATGCTCATGATCGTAACCCTCAACCTCTACCTCAGGCAACTCGAAGGTATCAATACCATCAATCTGCGAGCCGTTAAAAACCCTGTAATAGCGCTGAAACCACGAAGTCTTAGTCTCAACCTCACCTGTAGCCTCATCCTCAACGTCACGCTTAGTAGCCTTATTGTAAATGACGATGGTGGACTTGCTACCTTTCTTTACCTGCATACCTTCACCTAGGCTGTTCATCGTGTAGAATCGTGGATCATTCCAACCATTCTGCTCAACGAGGAAGGACAGGTACATGCTGTTAAACCCTGTATAAGCACGGTTACTGATACCATTACGAGGCATCATCGCATCATCCCTACCCCGTACAATCCACGGCTTAGACCATGGTGCAACACCAGATTCCATCAAGGCAATCAAACCTTCGGTAATCTCAGCGTGAATCTCAGCGATATCAAATTTCTTCTTCATTTCCATTTCCTTTTCTGTTTATAACTCTCTATAAAAAATATCTTCACTTCGTTCAGATATTTATTTAGAGAGTATATACCATTGCCGAATCAACCTCACGAACATAAGCCACTTCACTCCACTCGTAACCCATGCCCTGAATGTAATCCATGAGATCCTCAACGAATCCAGCCTCTTGTGCTACATATTCGTACGATTCTACAGCCCAATAATCAGCGTGGCTGAGAACATCATCATTCCACTCAATAACATACAACATATCTTCGTTCATTTTACAGCCCTTTCTAGGGGAGATTATAGGTACCCATGTGGGGTAGCCTATGTGACACACACAAACGCCTTAGGAGCCTCTGTAGACCCCTTAAAACGAACGATATTTACTAGTCCGAGCCTGTTGCAAAGCAACGTCAGCATTATGATAACACAAAGCATTCCACTCAGCCTCATGCCTACCCTCCCACTCACTCATAAACTGATTATCATAATCATCATGAGGATTCACATACCACACCTCATAAAGACCGTTAGCAACATCAACTACTTGATAATCACCATAAGTATCACAAACATGGTTCATTAGTCACACTCCTTATTGTTTATACGATCCTGACCATACCAGAAACCCGGCTGATCCATACGATTCTCACCATCAAACTCCTCGTACTCGTCGATTGTATCGGCTATAGCCTTATCAATCTCAGCACGAATAGCCGCATCCCTATCACCCATTACTCACACTCCCATTCGTTGTCTTGCTCATCATCGTACTCCATATACGCATCAGGATTATAATCAGGCTCAAAAGCCCAAGTCTCATCACGCCACTCCTGATACGCTGCACCACACACGCCATCCTCATCATTAGGATCAAGCAACATCATGCACACACCTTTCCATCCCGATCATCACCGGGCATACGAGAACTAGTCGGCAAACCCAAAGGACTCACAATATCCGTAACATGACGCTTACCACGCTTAGCGTAACCCCTACCAGTAGCAGCAAACTGACTCGCCACCTTCACACTATGCACATCATCATAAACGATGACATTGTAAGACTCGCCATTACGAACCTCAACACGAGTCTCACGGATCACACGATTCTGCCTACGAGCCTTACGCATACTCACTCCTTCGTTGATTCTCAACCATCATAGCACACTCAACTCTACGAGTCAAGCCGCACCTTACGGGACACCTTCACACGCTCACCACCAACGACGATGCTAACAGCGTTATGACCTTTCTTGCCCTGCCGACCAACGACCGTAACGGTTTCACCGTCAGACGTAGCCAACGTAACGTAGCAAACCTTGCAAATGCCTTCGGCATTCACCCGATAGTGTTTCTTGGCGAAGCCACAGCACTTGCACTTGACTTTCTTCACAGCAACCTTCTCCTTCGGAGCAACACACACATCATCGTCTTCGACGATCTGAACACCCTTAGCATCTTCGATGCTGACACCAATCAACGATGCCAACTCAGCCCTAGCCTCATCACTCAGCGACTCAACGTAAGCAGCGTAATCGGAAATCTCGGAAATCTTCATCTTGGTAGTACCTTTCTTAACTCTCTATATATATTGTTCTTCTCACTTCGTTCGAAGAACAATCTATATGAGAGTAATAGGGGAAAATCGGCTCCTTCTCACATGTATAACTCTATAGAGAGTTATATGCGCGTAAGAAGATGCTAATCGGAAGAGTCTTAACAAAGCCTCGCATAAGCACGGGTAATGGGCATTGCATCCGGGCGAAGGTACCAACATAAACAAAAGTTATACTACTCCGTAGTATAAGGCTATCACTACCTTTAGGTAGTAATAAGGGTAGTAATACTAATAAGTATTACTGATACACTTAGTACCATAAAGTATCCTTATAGAGTATTCTACTCTATAGTATATATATATATATAGTATCTACTATGTAGATACTATAGGGTATAAGTATATCTTACTACCAAAGGTAGTACTACTACTCATCCTATAACTATAAGTTATAGGCATACCCTAATACAACTCTGTTGTATAAGCATACTAGGCTCTTACTATAATCTACGATTATACCCACCATAACCATATATAATACTACAAAGTAGTATCCCCGTTATCAATCTCACACACACTATATATTGTACTACATATATTTTTGGTGTTTTTTGAGTTTGGCTTATTATGGTATATTTATGTTAAGGTTGTGTTAAGTTAGAACTTATTTGTTACTTTTGTTTGATAACTTTCGTATAGTATTGTAGTGGAGTGTTTTTTATTATTCTTATGTTTGGGGGTGGTTTGGTTGTCGTATGCGGATTTGGATGGTGTGCCTAGTCAGACTGCTGGTGTTTCGAGTTTGTTGGCTTCTGATTGGAATACTTATGTGCGGGATAATTTTGATTCGATAAAGTTTGGTCATGTGGTTGTTGCGGATAATACTGCTAAGTCGGCTATTAATGCTGTTGAGGGTATTATGGTGTATCAGTCTGATGTTGATACGTTGTTTTTGTATACTGGTTCGGCGTGGGTTCCGGCTGTTGATACTGTGAGTTTGGTTGATTCTGCTGTTGAGACTGCTAAGATTAATGATTTGGCTGTGACTACGGGTAAGATTGATAATCTTGCTGTAACTGAGGGTAAGATTGCTGCTAGTGCTGTTACGTCGGCTAAGATTGCTAATGATACGATTGTTAATGCTGATGTTAATACTGCTGCTGCTATTGCGTATTCTAAGTTGAATCTTGCTACAAGTATTGTTAATGCCGATATTTCTACTAGTGCCGCTATTGCATACTCTAAGTTAAATCTTGCTTCTAGTATTACTAGTGCTGATATTGTTGATGGTACTATTGTTGCTGGTGATATTAGTTCTACCTATCCGGGGCATCAAGTTTTAACAACTACACAGAAGAATGCGCTGACGGGCGTGACTACTGGTACTATGGTTTTTGACTCTACTTTAGCGTCGGTTCAGGTGTATAATGGTTCGGCGTGGGTTGAAATTGCGGATTTGGATAATGAGGGTGGGTTGAGTACTCTTGGTAGGGCTGCTTATTCTTCTGGTAGGCGTTTAGCGAGTGGGCATATTGAGTCGGCGGCTAGTGGTGCTCAGAATGTGGTTTCTGCTGTTACGTTGACTACCGCTACTTTTACGGTTCCTTATGATAATTGTAGTGTGCGTATTAAGGCTAATACTTTTTGTACTTATAGTAGTGGTACTAGTGGTGCTACTAATTTACAATTGGAGTTTAATTTTAAGAAGTTAACTGCTGATGGTTATACTGCTTCTCTTGAGGGTAAAACTAATAAGGTTCTTGGTGGTGCGGAGTCTGGTTCGTGGATGTTTGGTAGTTCTTGTGTTTTTTCTGGTTTGAATACTGGCACAACGTTTACGGTTAATTTGGCTGTTGCTTCGGGTAATGTTCCTGTTAGTTGGGCTACTTATGGTGGTTCTTGGTTGGTGGAGATTGCGTAATGGCTAAGTCTTTTCCTAATACTGGTGCTACTGTTGGTTTGGCTGCGGATCGTACGGCTTTGGCTAGTCCTTTTGCTGGTATGCAGTTTTTTGAGACAGATACTAGTCGAAGTTGGTTTTATAATGGCGCTATTTGGATTGATTTAAGTCCTCCTGTGGCTATAGTTTCTCCGTTTGCTGGTGCTACTGCGCCGACTGGCTGGTTGTTATGTGATGGTTCTGCTGTTAGCCAAACTACTTATGCAGCGTTGTATGCGGTTATTACCTCAACTTACGATGTTACTTCTCCTGGTGCTGGTAATTTTAGGGTTCCGGATTTAAGGGGCAGGGCTGTTGCTGGTAGGGATAATATGGGTGGTACTACGGCTAGTCGTATTACTACAACTAGCGGTATTACTGGCACAACTTTGGGGGCTAGTGGTGGATCAGAAAAACTACAGAATCATACTCATGGACAATGGACGCTTATGACTACGGGTTCTTCTGGTAACGCGGGGGGATGGGCTGGAGGAACTGTTCCACGATCAGATCCTAATCAATATGGAGTAAATTTTGGTGGTGGTCAAACCTCTACACATAATCAAGCAGAAGGTTTAAGCCAAAATATGACTCCAACTATTATTCTTAACTATATTATTAAAACATAAATATTTTTATCGTTAGAAAGAAGAATCATGTTTGGAAGTAACGTACAACCAAAAAGAATTGTAAAAGAACAACGAAAAGAAGCATGGTACTGCCACACATGCGACATTGAAAACAAGTCTTACTACTCTAAATGCACCAAGTGTGGGGATCATCGTCCCCATTAGGAGAAAATAGTGCCAAACTACTCGTTTAAAGACGGCGTAAACATAAAAAGCAAAGAATTAGAAGAAATCCTGCTCACATACCCCGAAAAGATGGGTTGGTTCCTATCCAAAGGGTACGCACCCCACTATTATCAAGCATTATTTCATGCAAACACCAATAATAAGCATCTAACCCGATTCCGACACCTAGTAGCCGGACGACGCGGAGGAAAAACCCTCTCAGCCGCATGGGAAGTACTCTTCTATTGCCTCTACCCCGAACAATTCCACATGGATGCGCGAGGCAAAACAGACAACTCGCCCCTATGGGTATGGGCAACAAGTAAAGATTATAAGGTATTGCGTCCAGCACTCTTAACTATGCGTAAAGTTATTACGGAAGCCGGTCTAGAGATCGGCAAGGATGTGAAAGAGAATCGTGGAGCAATGACCTTTGAATTTAACAATGGTAGTCTAATAGAATTCAAGTCGTCTGATGATCCCCAGTCGCTTCGAGGCGCTGGACTAGACATCCTATGGATGGATGAGGCCGCATTCATTCGTAGTGAGGAACCGTGGCAGGTAATGCGCCCAGCCCTCTCAGACAAAGAAGGATTATTAATTACAACTACCACACCAGACGGCAAGAACTGGTTTTACGAAGAATTCTGGAACAAGGATGCTATGAAAGACCCGGCCCAAGGTCGGGTTGAGTATCGTAGTATTGATAATCCTTACTTTCCTAAGAAAGAGTGGGAGTATACTAAACAACGGTATCATCCTCTTTTGTTTGCTCAGGAGTATATGGCTGCGTTTGATAGTATGGCTGGTCGTGATCTTGCTGGCGATTGGTTGCAGTATTATACTCAAGATGATCTTCCTCGTAATGAGGATGGTACGCTTGAGAAACTGCGTAAGTATATTGGTGTTGACCCTGCTGTGAGTATGAGTGGTCGTGGCGATAGGTTTGTTCTTAGTGTTGTTGGTGTTGCTAAGAATAATCAGGTTTTCTTGTTGGATCAGGTTGCTGCTAAGATTCCTTTTGCTGATCAGTTGGATAAGATTGAGGAGTATTATTTGCGTTGGGCTCCGGATATTATTGGGATTGAGTCTAATGCGTTTCAGGCGGCTCTTGTGCAGCAGGCGGAGCGTTTGCCTAGTATGCCTCCTATTGTTCCTATTTTTGCTAAGGGTAAGAAGTATGAGCGTATTATGGCTATGAGTCCTTTGTTTAAGATTGGTAAGATTCGTATTAAGAAGGATCAAAAGGATTTTATTGATGAGTGGATTAATTATGATGCTAGTATTTCTAATCCTAGGGATGACTGTTTGGATAGTGTGGAGATTGCTTTGAGGACTGCGGGTGCGTTGTTGGCTGAATCGTTTTTTGATAAGTCTTCGGTTCATCCTAGTGGTTTGCCGGATTGGGTTCTTGATGATCGTCCGGGTGATGGTAAGAAAGAAGATCGTTACATTGACGAGTTTATGGGGAGTATGTGGTGAATAATCTTATGGAGTTTAGTATTTATAGTAGTGGTGCTGATGCTGTTACTGGGGAGCGTATCTTTCCGGGTGATAGTGTTTTAGATACTAATGTTGCTAATGTGCCTGTTCCTTATATGGGGGACACGCTTACACGATTCGTTAAGGAGTCTACAATTGTTTGGTTGGCGGAGTCGGCAGGATACACTCTTACTAGAAGTGATGAAGGAGATCCTAGCGACACAGAAGTTGTGGTTGGAAAAGATGCTAGCGTTGGAGGAGGAGAAACTCCGGTTGGAGACTCTCCGGTTAGAGGGCGCAAAGCCGTTAAGTGATGTTCCTATGGGGCAGTTGCGTGTTGCTGAGGATGAGCAGGATGCGGATTGGGCTTTGGGTCAGGGGATTATTAATCAGGATGAGTATAAGAGTTTGTTAACTGGTGCGGGGCTGGATCCTAGCGATCTTAGTTTCGTTTAATGTATTGGGGGTGATTCTGCGTGGAAGATAAAAGTTATAGTAATGAGGATGTTCCGGCTGGGTTTGCCTCCGCTGATGCGCTTGTTAAACGTGTGGACGAGTTGCAGTCTGAGCGTGAGATTATGGAGCGCCAATGGAAGTTGAATCTTTCGTTTTATAAGGGTAAGCAGTACGTTTTTTATAATCGGAAGTCTAGGCGTATGGAGTCTTTGCCTACTGATGATGGTGATAAGCCTCGTTATCGTGTGCGTCTTGTTGCTAATCAGATTGCTCCTAATTCTAATGGTTTGCTTGCTCGTTTGACTAAGACTAAGCCTACGTTTTTTGCTACTCCTGCTCAGGCCGATTATGAGGCTATTAAGGCTACTGAGGTTGCTGAGTCTTTGTTGGATTATTGGTGGGATACGTTTAGTCTTGGTAGTAAGCGTGAAGAGGCTATGTTGTGGGCTATTATTTGTGGTAATGGTTTTTGGAAGATTAGTTGGGATGATAAGGTTGGGTCTAGTGTTAAGTTGATGCTTAATCCTGATGGTCAGCCTATTGTTAATCCTATTATTGAGCATCTTTTTAAGGATCGTCTTGGTAAGATGGGCTTGGATGCGGGTGAGTTTGAGAAGGAAGTGTTTGAGGGGGAGATTAAGGTTGATGTTATGGCTCCTTTTGATGTTCTTTTGGATGATTCTGCTCAGGTTTTTGAGGATTGTAAGTATGCGTTTTGTGTGCATCCGATGAGTAGTGATGAGATTTATGCGCGTTATAATGTGCGTTTGAAGCCTAATGCTATTAATCGTTATCCTGATGAGACTCTTCCGGGGATGTTTGGTACTACGAGTGGTAAGACTAAGCAGAATGTTCGTACTGTTTATGTTGGTTATTTTTTGCCGGGTCCAGAGTTTCCTGAGGGTCGGTATGTTGCGTTTACTAAGTCGCCTAATATTGTTTTGTATGATGGTCCTTGGCCTTATCCGTTTAAGAAACTTCCTCTTGTTAAGTTCCCGGGTATGCGTATTCCGGGTCAGTTGTATGATACTAGTGTTGTTGAGCAGGCTATTCCGTTGCAGAAGGAACTTAATCGTACGCTTAGTCAGATGATTGAGTATAAGAATCTTACGTTGAAGCCGCAGATGCTTGCTCCGGTTGGTTCTTTGCGTCAGCGTATGACGGATGAGCCGGGTGCTATTTTTGAGTATAATCCTGTGGCTGGTAAGGTTCCTGAGGCTATTCCTATTCAGAGTCTTCCTTCTTATGTGTTTCAGCATCTTCAGGATCTTGGTCAGCGTTTGCGTGATACGTTTGGTTTGAATGAGATTAGTGATGGTGCTGTGCCTCCTAATGTTGAGGCGGGTATTGCTATTGATCTTCTTCAGGAGGCGGCTACGGATCGTTTGGCTCCTCAGATTCTTATGATGGAGAAGGGTTTGGAGCGTGCTGGTAATATGATGCTTGAGTTGGCTCAGCGTTATTATAATGAGCCTCGTCTTATTATGCTTGCTGGTGCTGGTTCTAAGGCTAAGGTTAGTCGTTTTGAGTCTGCTGATATTATTGCTGGTGTTCAGGTTAAGGTTGAGACTGGTTCTGGTTTGCCCCGTACTCGTGCGGGTAAGCAGGCGCGTGTTATGCAAATGCTTCAGATGGGTATTATTAGTCCTACTAAGGCGTATAAGTATCTTGATATGGCTGATTTTAAGACGCTTCAGGCACAGTTTGAGGCTGATGAGGAGCAGGCTATGCGAGAGAATGATCGTCTTATTGTGGGTGAGCCTATTAATAAGCCTGCTGCTATGAAGGCTCAGCAAGAGTTGATGATGCAGATTGATAATCCTCAGATTGATCCTAATACGGGTCGTCCTGCTGCGGTTACTCCTGAGGCTCTTATGCAGGTTATGGATGCTGGTTTGGCTCCGTTGCCGTTTGAGAATCATGCTTCGCATCTTGAGACTCACGCTTTGTATATGAAGTCGCCAGAGTTTGAGGATCTTCCGTTGGAGATTCAGGAGCGATTCCAGAAGCATTACCAGTTTACTATGACTGCTATGCAGGAGTCTGCTAATGTTCAGGGTCAGCCTGCTAAGGTTAGCCTTCAGTTGCGTGGCGCTGTTGGTCCTACGACTGGTTCTAAAATTCTTACTCAGTCTGGTCTTAAGGGTGTTACTCCGCAAGAATTGTTGGAGCCGCCGCTTGATACTGTGGTTATTGATAATAAGGATAAGCCTAATGCTGAGTCGGCTGGTGGTGAGGATATTGCTGGCTTGCAGCAGGATTTGGCTAATAAGTTGGCTGAGAAGTCTGCGGTTCATGAGCAGAATATGCAGCAGCAGTACCAGAAAGAAATGAGTGGTGTTGGCTTCCAAAAGTAATATTCAATGGTCTGATCAGGATCGTGCGGCTGCGTATGTTCTTTGGATTTCTAATGATAAGAATGTTCGTAAAACGTCACGAGAGTGTGGTATTCCAACTAATACTTTGAGGTATTGGGTTAAGGGTTGGAATGAGGATGGTCCTCCTGATGCGGTGTTAGATGAGATTCCCGCGCAGATGTACGAGTTTGTGCATCATGCTAATCGTGTTCGTCAGAACGCTATGGATAAGTTGGAGGAGTTAATTCCTCAGGCTGAAGTTAGACAATTAAGTGCTATTGCTACGGTGGTGGGTATTATGGATGATAAGATCCGGCTTGCTACTGGCTTGGCTACTAAACGTACTGAAACCGTTCAGATACTTCCTTCTCGTGAAGATATGAAGGAACTTATGGGCGGCTTTGTTGATGGTCTTGTTGGTGCGGCTGAGAGTCGTGCTGGTGAGATTATTGATGTGGAGGTAGAGGAGCAACCAGAATCATCTGGACTCTTAGTATCAAAGGGGTAGTTAATGAGTGAGATTGATATGGAGGGCGCTATTGAGGCTCTTCAGGCTGTTATTCCAGAGTCTTATGATGAGGATACGGCAACTGTTTCGGATAGTGTTGTGGACGATAATCCCGATGTGGAATCGTTTACAAAGTTTGATCCGAATGTTTTACCTGAAGATATGCAGCAAGTTTATCGGTCTATGCAGGCTGATTACACTCGTAAGACTCAGGAAATTGCGGATATTCGTCGTCAGGGTGAGGCGTTTTCCGATCTAGGTGTTGATGTAGATTCTGCGCGTAATATGATCCAATTCTATCAACGATTAGACTCTGACCCCCAGTTTCTTGCTGGGTTTGTGTCAAATGTTCAATCTGAGTTAGAACAAGCGGGGTATTCGCAAAATGAGGCTGCCGAGTTAGCACCTACTGTTATAGATGAGCGTTATGGAGATATTTCTCCTATGCTTGCTCAAGAGTTGGGAGAGATGAGACAGTTTCGTGAACAGGTTTTACATGATCAGGAACAGGCTAGTCTTATTGGTGAGTTAGAGGGACAAGAACAAAGTATTCGTTTGGGGAATCCTCATTATAATGATGATGATATTTCTGCGATTTACTCGTTGGCGTATTCTACTAATGGTGATTTGTCGCTTGCGGCAGAAGAGTACCATGGAATTCAACAGCGGCTTCTTGGTGGATACTTGCAGTCTAAGCAGGTTCCTGTGGGCTTAGCGCCTACTCCGTCTGGTCCATCTACTATCCCTGCTAGAGCGTTCTCGTCGCTTGATGAGGCGCATAAGGCGGCTATGGAGGCTATTCGTAACGCATCTTAAATTTAATTATTATGGAGGTGTGTTTTTATGGCTGGTGGAACTTTAACAACTGTTGATAGCATTCTCAAGGAGTATTACCTTGGGCCTGTGCAGGAGCAGTTGAATAATGAAGTGCTTCTTCTTTCGCGTATTGAAGCGCGTTCGGAGGATCTTGTTGGTAAAGCAGCATTTGTGCCGCTGCATACTGGGCGTTCGTCTGGTATTGGTGCTATTGCTGAGTCGGCTGCATTGCCGGAGGCTGGTAATCAGTCTTATGCTCGTGCTGAGTACGACCTGAAGTACTTGTATGGTCGAATTCAGGTTACGGGTCCGTCGATGGCTAAGACTAAGAGTGATGCTGGTTCGTTCTTGCAGGTTCTTAAGGGCGAATTGGACGGCGTTCGTGCCGACTTAACGAAGGATCTTGCTCGTCAGATTTATGGTACCGG